CATCACCACGCCCACCGTCACCACGGGCGTCGCGCCGCAGGTGCCCACCAGCACCGCCAAGGAAATCATCTCCAAGATGGAGCACTACGGCGACATCTGGAACGCCGTGCGCAAGATGAGCGTGCAGGGCGGCGTGGTCTTCCGCATCACCGACCTCAACCCCACGGCGACCTGGCTCCAGAAGGGCGACTCCAAGACGGAGCTGTCCGTCAGCGGCTACCAGGGCGTGACCAACGACGCGACCATCTCCTTCTCGTTCTACGAGCTTGAGTGCCGCATGTCCCAGTCCCTGCTCGCCGAGGCCACGACCTACGCCGACTTCCAGGCCCTCTTCGTGCCTGCGGTCGCCAAGGCCATGGTCAAGGCCCTTGAGCAGGCCATCGTCCACGGCGACGGCGTGGGCCAGTTCCTCGGCATCACCAAGGACCCCCGCATCGAGAACGTCGTGACCATGACCAAGGCCGAGATGAAGGACTGGAAGCCCTGGCACTCCAAGGTCGACGCCGCCATCGAGCCCGAGTACGACAACGGCGAGTGGTGGATTGCCAAGAAGACCTGGAACAAGTACGTGGACACCATGGCGAACACCGAGGGCAGCCAGGTCGGCTACACCTACGACCCCGTGAGCGGCAAGCGCACGCCCACCCTCATGGGCAAGACCGTGCACCTCGTGTCCACCGCCATCCTCCTCTACCCCGACGCCGCAACCACCGAGACGGGCGACGTCGTGGCCATCTACGGCGACCTCTACGACTACGCGGTCAACACGCAGCCGGGCATGCCGATGACCACCGTGTCCTGGGTCGACCACGAGACGAACACCAAGAAGACCAAGGCGCTCATGGCTTCCGACGGCAAGGTGCTCGACCCATACGGCTTCCTCCTGGTCAAGCTGGGGGCCTAGCGATGCTCGTCAAGGCCCTCAAGCGCTACTGGGACGCCGACAAGAACGGGTGGCGGGACGAGGGCGAGGCCTTCGAGGCCACTGCCAGGCGCGTCTCCGAGATTAACGGCGCTGGGTTCGGCACCCTCGTGGAGGCGCAGGAAGCCACTGCGAAGGACGCGCCCAAGCGCCGCGCCCCGAAGGGGGAGTAGGCCATGGCCCTCCTGGAAGACATGAAGCGCATCCTGCGCGTCTCGGCAGACGAGCTTGACCCCGAGGTGCAGCTCCTCATCGACGCCGCCAGGGACGACATGGCGCGCGCTGGCGTGCCCGCCGACGTAATCGACCAGGAGGGGCCGCTGGTCGTGCACGCGGTCGCGCTCTTCTGCAAGGCGAGGTTCGGATACGACAACTCCGAGGCCCCGCGCTTCGACGAGTCGTACCGCGCGCTCGTGTGCGACCTCGTGAACTCCACGCTCGTGAGGGACGTGGGCGAATGAGGTACGGCGAGGTCGTGGCGCTTACCGCCGTCAGGACCGTGCAGCGCGAGGACGGCTCGTTCGCCGAGGCGCGCGAGTCGCGCAGCGTGTTCGCAAACCCCTACTCGATGGGTGCCACGGCCTACATGGCGGCGCGCTCCGCCGGTCTGAAGGCCGACGCGGAGGTGCAGCTGCGCACCTGCGACTACAGGGGCGAGCAGGAGTGCGTCATGCGCGGCACGGCCTACGACGTGGAGCGCGCGGTCGACGGCGGGGAGTTCACCACGCTGACCCTCAAGAGGAGGCTCCGCGATGGCTAGGGATGTCGTCACCAGCGCAGACGGTTTCTCCGCCGCGCTCTCCGGGATTCTCGAACACGCCATGCGCAACGTCTCGTCCGAGATGGAGTCGGCAATCAAGGAGTCGTGCAAGGTCGGCCGCAGGGCGGCCCGCGCGAACTCGCGCTCCGCGACGGGAACGGGCGACGGAACGCCCCCGTGGCGGCAGGGACGCGCCCTTGAGCCGGGCCAGCGCTACCCGAAGGGTTTCTCGTACAAGGTCGTCAGGGAGTCCCAGACCAGCGTCGAGGGCCACATCGGCAACAGCGACAAGCCCGGCCTCGTCCACCTCCTTGAGAAGGGCCACGCCCTCTCGGGGGGCGGGCGCGTGCAGGGGTACCCGCACCTGGCCAAGGCCGCTGACAAGACGTTCGAGGACTTCGAGGGCCGCGTGCACGGCGCGGTGCAGAGGGGGCTTGAGGCATGAGCGCTGAAAACGTGATGGATTGCGTCTCCGCCGTCGTCCCGTGCGCCCGCGTGTGCTGGCCCCTTGGGCAGGCACCGGACCTCCCGTACGCGGTGTTCCTTGCGGACGACGACCGCACCTTCATGGCCGACGACGCCATGTTCGCGACGTGCACGCGATGGCGCGTGGAGCTTTACGAGCGGTACCCCGACGAGGCGCTTGAGAAGGCGCTGAAGCGGGCGATTTTCGAGCGGTTCGGCCCCTACGAGGCGGTCGACTCGTGGATAGACACCGAGGGCTGCTACGAGCTGGCCCTATATTTCACAGAATGCGAGGTTTACGAATGAGCGCGGCAGCAGAGAACACCGTAATCTTCGGCCTTTCCAACGTGCATTACGCGATCATCTCCGACGAGGACGGCTCCTACGGGACGCCCAAGAAGCTGCCCGGCGCAGTCTCCCTGTCCATCAGCCGCGAGGGCTCCGTGGACACCTTCTGGGCGGACAACTCCGGCTACGCCTCCTTCGACGCGAGCAACGCCGGCTACTCCGGCACGCTGACCATCGCGCACATGCCCAAGGAGGCCCTCGTGGACATCCTCGGCTACAAGGAGACGAACGGGGTCACCTGGGAGGACGCGAACGCGCCCACCAAGCGCTTCGCGCTGCTCTTCGAGGTGTCCTCCAACACCAAGCCCGAGCGCTTCGCCTACTACGAGTGCACGCTGTCGCGCCCCGAGTCCGACGCGAACACCCGCACGGACTCCACCACGCCCGACACGCAGGCGCTCTCCATCACCATGGCGGCCCACCACTTCGACGACAGCACGGTGACGGCCAAGGGCTTCTCCGTCAAGGGCGACACCGGCTATGAAAACTGGTTCACAGCCGTCCAGAAGCCCGTCCTGGGATAAGGGGCGCGCGATGGCATCGGTCGACTTCGGGGACGGCCCCGTCGAGTTCGAGGTCAGCTTCTGGACGCTCCTGCTCTACGAGGAGGAGTTCGACGGGGCCGACCTCATCCGGGACATCATGCCCACGGAGGGGACGGTCCCGTGGGCATGCGCCATCCGCGCCCTGTGGGCGTGCCTGAAGGCGCACGACGACGCGACCCCGCCCGTGAGGGAGTGGGCGCGCGGAATCACAGGCGTGAACATGTTCTCCGTCCTAGGGGCGGTGATGCCCGCCATCCAAGACGGGCTGTTTCGGGAAGCCCCTTCCGAGGCCTAGGCGGCAGGCGGGCGGGGCGGCTGTGGACGCGGTCGAGCGCCCATACTCCGCCCTGCTCGTCTCCGCGCTCAGGGCGGGGCTCTCGTACCAGGATTTGCGCCACATGCCCTACCACAGGCTCATGTGGACGCTCGACTCCTACAGGCGGCTCAACGAGCCGCAGGCAGCGCCGCAGGCGGGGGAGCGCCTCGCCACGCAGGACGACATAGACACCATGCTCCACTAACCCAGGGAGGGACAACCCGTGGCCGAGGTATACAAGGGCCTGACAATCCGCATCGGTGCCGACACCTCGGGCGCGGCCAAGGAGCTGAAGTCCCTTGAGTCCGTGCTGAAGCGCACGGGCAAGCAGGCGAAGGCCATGGAGGCCGCGCTCAAGCTCGACCCCGAGTCGATGGGCGCGGCCTCCGAGAAGGCCCGCATATTCTCGAACCGCATCGGCGAGCTTGCCGAGAAGATGCGCCACCTCAGGCAGCTGCAGGTCGACGCCCAGGGCGGCATGGGCCGCTTCACGGACGCGATGCACGACGTGTCGCGCTCGCTCGCCGCCGCCACGAAGGGCTACAACGAGACGAACGACAAGCTCGCGGCGCTCAACCGCGAGTTCGTCGCCGTCGGCCTGTCCTCGAAGGAGTTCCTCGCCTTCATGAAGGACTCCTTCGGCATCAAGGGCGAGATAGAGGACGTCGAGCAGCTCGCGCGCGCCATGAACGAGCTCGGCGTCACGGAGCGCGAGTTCCGCCAGGGCGTCAGGGGCCAGTCCGCCGCAAACGAGAAGATGGCCGAGATGGCCCTCACGTCCGAGGGCCTGATTGAGAGGTACAGGCAGCTAGTCCGCGAGCACCACGAGTGGCTCGCCGTGCTCGACGAGGCGAAGGCCGCCACCGTCTTCCAGGAGGCGGAGGTGGACATGAAGGCCGTCTCCGCGCAGCAGCGCGCCCTCGTGTCCGAGGCCGTGGAGCTCGACACGAAGTTCAAGCGCATCGTCGCCGACACGCGCGAGATAGACGTCGCCGCCGCTGGCCTGCGCGAGAGCTTCCAGGCGTCCAACAAGGCCGTCAAGGCCGGGGTGAACGACGTCGAGACGTTCAAGGAGATGATGCGGCTCTCCTGCGAGCTCGTCGCGACGCTCGACGAGCGCGCCGCGAAGCTTGAGGAATCGCTCAAGGAGATAGCCCGCAGCGGGAACCCGTTCCTGCGCATGGGCCTGTCGGACCTTGAGAAGGGGCTCACAGAGTCCACGGAGGCCGCCGAGGAGCTGCAGGCGAGGCTCTCGGCCGTCAAGACGCGCATGGGCGAGCTGGCGGGCCAGAACGGCGGCATGGTCAGCGACGAGTACAAGCGCCTCGCCGAGGAGCTTTCGGCGCTCAGCGCGGAGTACGAGACCGCAATCAGGCGCAAGGCCCAGTTCGAGGACGCGAAGTCCGTCTACCAGACGAGGGCGGCGCTCGCCGACCTGCGCGCCGAGATAAAGTCCGTCTCAGAGGCGGGCAAGGCGATGAGCACCGACTGGGGCAAGGCGTTCAACTCCATCAGGACGATGGGCTACGGCATCTACTCCACGCTCACGCCAATCCTCGTGTCCGCGGCGTACCAGATCATCAACATCACCGACGAGATAGACTCGGCCTACCGCGACATGCGCAAGACGGTCAACGCGACCGAGGCCGACTACCGGAGGCTCTACGACGCGGCAATCGAGTACTCGACCTCCCACGTGACCAGCGCGTCGGGCATCCTTGAGATTGAGGCCATGCTGGCCCAGGTCGGCGTCTCCTTCGAGAAGCTCGGCAAGACCGCCGAGGTCGTGTCGAACCTCGACATCGCCACGTCGCTCAACGCCGAGGACATCTCCACGCAGCTCGGCCAGCTCACCTCGACCATGAAGTTCGGCGAGGACGAGGCCGTCAACTTCGGCGACGCGCTCGTGCGCCTCGGCAACAACATGGCCACCAACGAGACGCAGATCATGGACGTCATCTCGTACATGGGCAGCGCCGCGACCATGTACCGCTTCACGACCGACCAGGCGCTCGCGTGGGCCGCCGCCATGGCCTCCTCGGGCCAGGGGGCCGAGGCAGCAGGCTCGTCCTTCAACCGCGTCATGGCCGACATCGAGGCGGCTGTCGCCTCGGGCGGCGACGGCCTTGAGGGCTTCGCGACCGTGGCGCAGATGAGCGCCGAGGACTTCGCGGCCTCGTGGAAGACGACGCCGTCCGACGCCATGTACGCCTTCGTCAAGGGCCTGGCCGACCTCCAGCTGCGCGGCGAGTCCGTCGAGATGGTGCTTCAGAACCTCGGCTTCGCCAACGTGCGCGACAAGCAGCTCCTGAGGGCGCTCACGCAGGAGGTATACGACGCCGCAGGCGGGCAGGGCGTGCTGCAGGACGCGCTCATCATGTCCGAGGACGCATGGAACGGGGTCTCCGACGCATGGGGCATGGCGGGCGACGCCGCCAACGAGGCGAACGCGAAGGCGCAGGGCTTCTCGGGCACCGTCGCCATGATATCCAACAACTTCGACGCGCTCGCCGTGAAGCTCGGCGACGGCGTCACGCCAATACTGCAGGTCTTCCTCGGCCTGCTCGGCGGCCTGACGGACGCAGTGGGCAGCATGCCGACCGAGGCCGTCACCCTCCTGGAGCTCATCCTCGGCCTAACCGCCGCCGCAGGCCCGGCATCCGTGGCCGTCGGCGCGCTCGGCTCGGCGTTCGTGAACCTGAGGGGGGCCGTCGTCGAGTACGGCACGTCGCTCGCGCTCAACGACAAGAAGTCCGAGGCGCTGCGCAGCTTCGGCAGGAGCGCCGCCGAGGCGGCAGGCAACATGAACCTGCTCGAAACGTCGTTCAAGGCGCTCGGTAACACCATACGCGCCGTCGCGGTGGTGGCGCTCATCTCCGACCTCGTGGGCAAGGTCAACGAGTGCATCGGGGCGTACAACGACTACATGGACGTCTCATACAGCCTGTCGTACGCCCTCAGGCACGGCTCCGAGGGCTTCGACGACGCGAGCGAATCCGCCGCGAACCTCGCGTCGACCACAGAGGGGGCAGTGAGCGCCGCAGGCAACGCCGTGGACGGCTTCGGCTCAATCGTCGACGAGGTCACCGACGCATTCCGCAAGATAGACGCGCAGACCAACTCGCTCCAGGGCGCGGTCGACACCCTCTACCAGCTGTCCGGTTTCACCGTCGGGGACATGGACGAGGGCTCCTGGGAGTCCGTGACCGCAGCCGTCGACACGCTCAACCAGTCCCTTGGCACGAACTACCAGGCAGTCCAGGACGCGGCCGGTGGGTGGCGGGTCCTCGACGACGGCATCACCGTCTCCTTCTCCGACATGGAGAAGGCAATCGAGGGATTCCGCAAGCTCAAGGAGGTGTCGGCGCTCTCCGGCCAGTCGGACGCCCTTGAGGAGAACCACGCGGCGCTCGTCGCGTCGAACGCGGAGCTGCGCGAGCAGCTCAGGCTGTACGGCCTCACCGACGAGAAGATAGACCAGGTGCTCCAGACGTGGAAGGACACGGGCGGCGCGGTGCTCGCCACCAACCCGTTCGACTTCAACAACGACGCCATCGAGGACCTCGTCCAGTCGCTCGCAAAGACCGAGAAGGCCACGCAGGCCAACGAGTTCGCCCAGCAGGCACTCGACGACGAGTACGGCCAGGCCATCGAGCAGCTCAAGCAGGCCACAGAGGCAACGTCCGAGTACGCCGACACCACGGGCATGAGCGACGAGCAGGTCAAGCAGTACGCCGAGACGCTCGCAACGGCGATGAGCGGCCTCTCAAGCCTCATCCAGTCGAACGGCGAGTTCTCCGGCTTCCTTGAGGCGCAGGGCCTGTCCGTTGCGGACTTCGCCGCCCAGCTCGCCAACGCGGGCATCGACGTCGAGACGTTCGCCTCCACGTACCAGGACTACGTGACGAAGGTGATGGACGGCACGAACCAGATATCCGACGTGCTCGCGGACATGAGCGCCGAGGACTACCTGGCGAACATCCAGCACAACTTGGACGCGCTGGCGTCGTGGAACGACACCATCGCCCAGCTGCGCGAGTCCGCGGCGCAGTCCTGGGACGAGATGGACGCCGCCTTCGTCGAGTACATCAGCGGCCTCGGCCCCGAGTACGCGACGCTCGCGCAGGAGGCCCTGAACAACCCGGAGATTTACGCCCAGTGGAAGGCGCAGCTCGAAGAGGCGGGAGTGCTCGCCGCAGAGTCTGCGGGCCAGCAGCTCGAAGGCGTGAAGCAGCAGGTGACCGACAGCTCGGAGCCGACGAAGCTGCCCGTCGAGCTTGAGCTTTCCGGCGACTCCGCCACGCAGGCGGTGGCGGGCATGGGCGAGCAGCTGCAGCAGGCCGGAACCGAGGCTGGCGGGTACGTCAACCAGGGCATCGCGCAGGGCATGGCGGACAGCATCTCGACGGTCACGGACGCGGGCAACACCGTCGCCGAGGGGGTCATGGACTCCATCGACGGGCCGCTTGAGATTAACTCGCCGTCACGCCAGATGACCCAGCGCGGCATGTACGTCGACGAGGGACTTGCGAACGGCATCAGGCAGGGGCAGTCGACGGTGGCGAGCGCCGCGAGGCAGCTCGCCCGCTCGGTCATCGACTCGTTCGGCTCAAGCAGGTCGCAGGCGTACAGCGTCGGCGCGAACATCGCGGCGGGCCTGGCGAGCGGCATAAGCTCCGGCAGCGGGGCAATCCAGGCAGCGGCGAGCAGCGCCGCGAGCGGCGCCCTCACCTCCGCGAGGAAGACGCTGGGCATCAAGTCGCCGTCCCGCAAGATGATGGAGGTCGGCGACTACTTCGTCCAGGGGTTCGCAATAGGCATCGACCGCTCTGCGCGCGTCGCCGCCGAGTCCGCGTCGGACATGGCGCTCTCCGCCTACCACGCTGCGGACTCGCGCGAGCGCAGGGTCGCGGCCTCGTCCAACAGGCTCACGAAGACCGACGTGTACGACGCCTTCTCGGAGGCCATGGCCGCGAACGCGGGGGCGCAGGACGTGCAAGCCAACGTCTACATCGACGGCAGGCAGCTGGCGGCCGCGACGGCGCGCGCCTACGACGCGCAGCTCGGCTCCATATCGGTGAAGAAGGGGAGGTAGGCCATGGCGGTCGCTTACGGGCTGAGGAAGCCGAGGCAGCACCTCGTGATAGGCGGGGTCGACATATTTGACGAGTACGGGGCCGTGATGACGGACGGCTACGACCTTGGGTCGCCCGAGCCGAAGACATACACGGTGGACGTGCCGGGCGGCAACGGGTACGTGGACCTGACGGACGCGCTCACGGGGGACTGCGTGTACGGCGCGCGCGAGCAGACCTTCGAGCTGCTCTTCCCGACGGCGGGTTTCTGGCCGACGTACCGCAGGTTCAAGGCCGCGTTCCACGGCAGGGCCTTCGACTACCAGGTGCTCGGCATCGACGGCGAGGGCACCTACCACGGGCGCTTCTCGGTTGCCGAGCACTACGCGCGCGCGACGTACGGCGTGGTCAAGCTCAAGGTCGAGGCGGAGCCGTTCAGGCTCGTCAGGAACGTGCTTGAGACGGTCGCCGCAGGAGGCGGGGCCGAGCTGCGGGTGCAGGCGGGCAGGTGCCCCGTGAAGCCGGTGTTCCACACCAGGCGCGCGACGGCCGTCTCGATGGACGGCAGGACGGCAGTGCTGCCTGCGGGCAACTGGTCGCTCGACTGGCTGTGGATTGGAGACGTTCCCAACGTCGTGTTCATAGACAGCGCGCCTGACCAGTATGGAAATGTTACAATATCAAAAATAGGAAACACGGTCATGTCGAACGTCGCCGCCAAGCGGGTCTGCGACCTGTCGTGGGACGGGAAGCCCAGCGGCCAGGCCTACGACGTACAGGTGACCTACGACGTCAAGGAGCTTTGATGGCATCCAGCTCACTGAGCCTAACCAAGCCGACAACGGCGAACACGCTCTCCTTCTTCCTCGACGCGCACAACAAGAACGCCGCCGCCCTTGAGGCGCGCGTGCCCGAGCCGGTCGTCTCCGGCTCGACCGGCACCATGTACTACAGGCTGTGGCCCGACGGGACGGCCGAGGCATGGGGCCGCGTGCACGTGGCGGCCGCGAACAGCCGCGTCGGCGGCAGCGACGGCAGCCTGAAGTACGTCGGCGGCTACGTGTCCGAGATATTCGAGTTCTCGTGGCCCGTGCAGTTCCTCAGCACCGCCCCAATCCTCGTGGTCAGCTGCCGCTCGAACAAGTACGCCGACATCACGCTGCTCACCACGAAAAACTCCGTCACGGGGTACGCGGGCAGGTTCTACGCGCCGTTCGCCGAGGAGCCGGGCAAGTGGGAGGGAGTCTCCGACAAGGACGTGGACTTCCTGGCACGAGGGTTCTGGAGGTAGCGGGGTGTACACCGCCACTTACGGGGGCGACGCGCTCTATGACCCGCGCGGCCAGTCGCTGCAGCTCTACGACGTCGAGCTGCGCGAGTCCATGGACGAGGCCGACGAGCTGACGTTCTCCGTACCTGCGACGCACCCGCTCGCCGGGACGTTCGCTGTCATGGGGCGCTCCAAGGAGGTCTCCCTCATGGACGGCGGCGATGAGGTCTTCAGGGGCCGCGTGCGCCGCGTGTCGCGCGACTTCCTCAACTGCGAGAAGGTCGAGTGCGAGAGCATGAGGGCCTACCTCAACGACGCGACCGTGCCGCCGCACACCACCGGCGAGCCCGAGGAGGGCTCCGAGGCCGAGCGCGTCGGCGCGACCGTCGGGGAGCTGTTCTCCTGGTACATAACCCAGTACAACCTGAGGGTTCCGCAGGCGCAGCGCATGCACCAGGGCGTCGTGGAAGGCGAGAGGGTGCACGGCGGCGAGGTGTCGGTCTCGGAGGCGTCGCGCGTGAAGGCGTGGGAGGCCATCAAGCGCAACATCGTCGACGCATACGGCGGCTACGTGCGCGTGCGCCGCGAGGGCGGGCTGATGTACGTCGACCTGCTTGCCGACGGCACCGAGGAGACCGCGCAGCGCATCGAGTTCGGCGTGAACATGCTCGACCTCACGGGCGATGAGGACGGCACGTCCTTCGCGACGCGCATCGTGCCGGTCGGCACCACGGTCGAGGTCTCGCACGAGGAGCCGAAGGTGGACGAGGAGGGCAACCCAGTCTACGGCGAGGACGGCACCCAGGAGACCGAGAAGGTCGTGGACGTCGAGGCCGGGCAGCCCGTGCACATCTGGTCGTACGCCGACACGGGCCTGCCGAACGGCTGCTACAAGATGGGCGACGCCGTAATCAACGGCGTGGCCGAGCTTTCCATGGGCGTGATAGAGGACAGCCGCGAGTACGACCTGTCCACTCCGGCCGAGCTGGTGGACGCGGCGCTGCGTGACCTCGCCACCTCGTGCTTCGGCGACACGGTCGAGGTGAAGGCCGTCGACATGCACCTCGCAGACGGCGGGGTGCCCGCCATCCGCGTCGGCCAGTATGTTCGAGCCGTGTCTGGCCCGCACGGGCTGGACGCATGGTTCCTGTGCCGCGGGAGGACCCTGCACCCCGGAGACCCCGCGCGGGACACCTACGTGCTCGGGACGGACGCCGGGACGCTCACGGGCGCGCAGGCCCGCAGGCTCTCGGAGCTCAACGCCTCTGTCGGCGAGGGGGTGGAGATTGCCAAGAGCTCGGACAGGAAGGCCGTGCAGTCCGCCGTGGCCGCCGGTGAGGCGAAGAGCGAGGCGGCAGCTGCCGGTGCGAAGGCTGAATCCGCCGATGCCAAGGCCGAGCAGGCGAGCAGCGACGCGGCGCAGGCGAAGGCGGACGCGAACACCGCCAACACGAACGCGAAGGACGCGAAGTCAGCAGCGGCCGATGCCGCGAAGACCGCGACGAACTATATCGGCTTCTCTGCGAACGGCCTGGTCGTGGGCGACATGACGGCGGACACGCTCGGCAGCAACACGCGCATCAGGTCGGACGGCATCGACCTTCGCGACGGGGAGGATACCGTGTCCTCGTTCGAGAAGAACGCGGTCGTGCTCGGCTCCAACTCGCGCGACACGCACGTCTGGATGGGGGCGAACGACAACCCGTCCGTCCAGGGGGCGCGAGGGTTCGCCGACATCTACACGGACGGCAAATCGCTCTTCCTCCTGGCGGACGGCCCCGTGCAGATACTCCCGTACCTCGCGGGCTCGGACATGGGCCTCGCGATCATGCCGAACGACGTCTACATGGGCATAGGCACGAAAAGGCTCCGCATATCCAAGGCGGGGAACCTGTACAACGCCTCGGTGCAGGCCGACAACGTGTCCGTCAGCTGCAGGAACGGCTCGTTCGGCGTGGCTGCGGGCACGTTGCAGCTCGACGGCCTGGCCGCGTGCTCCTACGACGCGGACTGGGTGGACGGCGTGCACGTGCGCCGATTCAGCGGGGTGGTCGTGCTCGACTTCGCGATGACGCTGCCCAACGGCATCGACGCGGGCACGGCGCACGTCGTGGGCACGCTCGCGACGGGGTTCCGCCCAGTCGGCACCGTGGCGCGCGGGGCGCTCGCGACCTCGACGAGGGACGACGCGCACATCTTCGTGCGACCGTCCGGAGAGGTCGGCATCTACACGCACCAGGGCGTCGACGCGCCAGCGAACGTCAACGGCCAGGTCGTCTTTTTCGCACAGCAGTAGGAATCCGGTTCGCCCGCGAGGGCGGGAAGGGAAGTGAGTCATGGAGTTCGTGTCCGATGTGCAGATGTGGGCGATGGGTGGCGTCCTCGCCTTCAACGTGCTCGACATCCTGAGCGGCTTCACGCAGGCCGTCGTGAGGAAGTGCGTGAAGTCCACGGCCATACGCGAGGGGCTGCTCCACAAGGCGAGCATCTGGCTCATCATCGCGGCCGTCTACGCGCTTGAGGTGGTCGCCCGGCATGTGGCGGGCCTGTCCATCGAGGGCCTGGGCACGGTGCCCGTCTGCGTAATCGTCATCATGATGGAGCTGGTCTCCGTCTGGGAGAACGTCTGCAAGGCGAACCCCGCGCTGAAGAGCTCGCCGCTCGGCAGGCTCCTCGACTCCGCGACGGAGGGCAAGGGGGCAGCGGCCGATGATAGCGAATAGCGGCGGGAACGAGTGGGGCGGCCTCTACGGGGGCGATGCCGGGGACCAGACCGGGCGCGAGTGGTGCGTGAGGGAGTGGTACAGCTGCCCGTGGCTCGTGGTGCTGCGGCACCCCGACCAGCGGCTCGCGCAGGAGTTCGCGTACCTTGCCCGCAGGGCGGCGGGGAACGAGCACGTCGGCTACAACCAACTCAACCGCCTGAGCTTCTGGGAGGCGCTTGAGGAGACGGGAACGTACGACCCCGCCGACATCTCCACGGCGTGCGACGACGACTGCAGCGCGGGCGTGACGGCCTGCGTCAAGGCCGCTGGCGTGCGCCTTGGGTACGGGGCCGTCGCCTCGCTCGACCCCGCCACGTACACGGGAAACATGCGCGAGCGCTTCGTGGACTCCGGCTTCGAGGAGCTTGAGGAGGCCAGGTACACGGAGGGCGAGAGCTTCCTGTACCCGGGCGACGTGCTGCTGCGCGACGGGTACCACGTGGCAATGAACCTCGATTTGGGCGACCTGGCCGAAGGCTGGGACCCGGAAGGGAACGACATCGTGAACGACAAGCAGAACGAGGCTCTCATGGAGCTGCTCCGCACCGACGACCCCACCGGCAGGGGCTGCACCGGCAGCACCCCCGTGGAGCGCATCGCGTGGCTCGGCAAGAAGACCGACGAGATCCTGAAGAACCAGGAGGCGCTTGAATGCAAGCTCGACAAAGTGCTCGCCGCGCTCGACGCCGAGTAGCGCGCACGGAGGGCGTGGACACGGCGGGAGGTGAGGCATGCACGAGATAAGAGTGTCCGTCAAAGACCACGAGGTCTTAATCGCGGAGGTCGGCGGAACGCCTGTCGAAGGCACGGCAGAGCACTGGACCCTTACGGCGGCGTTTGACGCCGAATGGGACGGGCTGCTCAAGCGCGTCACGTTTACGTGCGGCACGGCTTCCATGACGCTTGACTACACGGACGGCGTCACCATCCCATGGGAGGTCTTCGTCCCGGGGAAGATGAGGTTCGGTTTCGTGGGAGTCGGCCCCGACGGCCACGAGGTCGTGAGGACGGTGCGCATGCGCGACGGAGTCGGGGTGAGGCCGAAGGCCAGGGACATGGGCCGAGACGAGCTTGACGCCACAGAGGACATCGTCCATGCCGCCAAGCGCCGCCTGGACGACCTGTCGCAGGCCGTGGACGAGGCGCAGGAGACCGTTGCCGACGCCAAGCGCGCCGTCTCCGAGTGCGACGACGCGACCGCAGCGGCGAAGTCGGCCACCGTGGCGGCGAAGGCCGCGACCGACGCCGCCGACAGTGCGGCCAAGAGGGCAAGGGAAGCCGCCGAGACCGCCACCACGCAGGCGAAGGCCGCCGAGTCCATGGCCGCGAAGGCCGACAGGTCCGCCCAGGACGCCGAGGAGCGCAGCACGGAGGCGGCTGGCTACGCGCGCGAGCAGGCCGACCTTGCCGTCTCCGAGGCGCGCGGCGAGCTGTCACTGATGCTCGGCGACCCCACCGAGGAGGACATGTGGCTCTACGCCACGGGGCAGGCCGACGGCGTCGCAGGCACGCCCGCGCTCGACAACGCGGCGGACGAAGAGATGATGGGCTACGTGAGGGGAGAGGTCTAGTTGGCAGTCGACGAGAACAGCGTCGTGCGCGCACACCACCTGAGGGCGTACGACAAGAGGTACGGCCAGATGGCCAAGAAGCCAGAGGCGGAAATCGAGAGCTCCAAGTCGCAGACGGAGAGCGCAAGGCAGGCGGCCG